TTTAAAGATAGAACATTATATCAAGATGTTATGTTTTTAGATAGAGCTAATAGAGATATTGGAGATAAAGTATTAGTTGATGTTTTTAAATTAAAAGATTTCTTTTCAGGAACCACATCACTTGATGCAAGAATTATTGACTTTGTAAGTAGGATTATTGCTGACAACCAATTCCAAATGATGCCATTACCGGCATATATGAATTTTTGGGGGGCGGGAGAAATTACTCAAGGAAATGCACCTAGACCTGAAAAATCTAATGATTTGGCAAACTCGTTATTTGGTACTTTTTTAGATGTTGATTACCGAGAGTCACAACCAAAATTTGTATGTTATTATGCGGGAAAACCAAGTGAGCATTTAGATATGAGAGAAAATGCTGATTACAGATGGAGAACGGATGCGTTTGATTTATCAAGAGCTTCAGATAACCCATTAGTTTCAGAACAAAAAAGTACAAAAACAGATTGGGCACAATCAAATAAAGTTGTTGGATTTAATGTTGATTTTGGAATTAGAAACCAAAGTGTCTTTTATAGTATTCAACTTGACCAAAATAATGCTGCGGCAACAACAGAAGCTAACCGAGTTATTACTGACATGGGTAACCAAGCTGGTGGTAGAAGAACAAACACTCAAAACGTTAGTTTGTATAATTTATATAAAAATAGAAGTTATGAGTGTAGGGTGGAGTCAATGGGAAATGCGATGATTCAACCTACAATGTATTTTAACTTAAGAAATGTACCAATGTTTAGAGGACCATATATGATTCAATCTGTTGAACATACAATTAGTGCTGGAGACTTTAAAACATTTTTTAGTGGTGTTAGGATGCCAATTTATTCATTACCATTAATAACAAAACAATTAGTTTCAATTAATGCTAATTTATTGGGACAATTAGTTCAGATATTAAAAAGACAAAAAGAAACTGAAGTCGCTTCAACACAACCAACAATAAATGTTATTACTATTGGTAATGGTATTCAGACTAATGTTGTGTATTCTTCAGCATTTCCATCACAATGTCAAGCAGATATGTTATCAACAAATCCTAAATATCAAAACTTTCTTGGAATTGAAAATACACAACAATCAATATCATTTGCTGATTTAGCAAAAATAATTAGAGATAATACTACTTTAGGTCCAGCAAGAGCTATGATTTTATATACTGCGTATGTCAATGGTCACGATGACAATTCTGTATATACATACAATTATGATTTAGGTAACACACTATTAGGTGGTGGTAGTTTCCCACAACAAATTAGTTATGGTGGAAGAGAAAAATATTTCCAAAAACAATTTGGTTGTAAAGTTAATCAAAATGGGTATGGACAACCAACTGCGGTATTTACAACAACTACATCTGGTGAATCATTTACAAATTCAGTTAAATTTATTAATGACTATTACGTTAATGAACAAGTTTTATCTAAAAGTTTGTTATTTGCACCACTAGTAACAACTGGAAATACCGGTTCATTAGTTTGGAATACAAAAAAAGATTACATTGATAATATGATATCAATATGGACTAAATATTGGCCACAAAATAGATTTCAAACAGATGAACAATGGAATAAATGGGTTGATTCAAATAAAAACATGTACGACACTTTTAAAAAGGAGGCTGAAAATGTGGTTGAATTATTAGCCAAATATAAACTTGTTAATTTTAAATGATATTTATTAAGAAACTATAGTTATGAATATTAAACAACATTTAGACAATTATCTTGGTAAAAACACAAGATACACAGAAAAAAATGCCGGAAATGGATTTACCGAAGTATGTGATTTAGATACTGGTAATTGCTATACAGTTAGAGACAGAGATGGTCTTATTGAAAGAGTTGATAACACAATAAGAACAAATAAAAGAGTTCAAGTTGAAACACCACAAGGTGTTAAACAATTATTAAATGGTTAAGAAAATGGCGATTGATAAAAAAATTATTGAAGAAATTAAAAGACACAATTCTATTAATAAGTATATTGTAGAACAAGATGCTTTGGGTGATTTACCCACACCACCTGCGGACCCGGCAGCACCTGTTGACCCAGCAGCGGCTCCTGCGGCAGCACCTGGTGGAGACCCAACATTATCGGCACCACCAGCGGCTCCTGAAGTTATTGATACAACAACTGACACTGAAGTTGAAAAAATTGATGGTGATGGTAAAAGTGAAGAAAGTGAAAGTAGTTCTGAGGAATTGGATATTACTGATTTAGTTAATTCACAAAAGAATGTTGAAAGCAAACAACAAGAATATTTTGACATGATGTTCAAACAAATTGAAGGATTACAAACCAAGTTAAATGCTATGGATGATGTGTTTAACAAATTGAATTCAATGGAAGAAAAGATTGAACAGTACAGACCAAAAACTGCACAAGAAAAATTAGAATTGAGAAGTCTTGATAGTGGACCATTCAACCAAAAACTTTCAAGTTTTTTTGATGACAAACAAGATGATATGCAAAAATCAGGAAAGAATGAATATGTATTAACTTCAGATGAGGTTGAAGACATTGTACCTTCAGATATTAAAAAATCGTTTGATATGTATGGTGCAGAACCAACAGGAACATCTTTTAAAATGAATTGATTTTTAATAACTTTTTACTATATTAAAGGGGTCACGTTGTGGCCCTTTTTTATTTGGCGAAACAATTTGACGAACGGAAAAAAAACAACTATAATTTATAAACAAACAATCTAATTAAACAAAAAACATGATGAGTTCACTTGACGCAGTACTTTCACAGTACGAAAAAAACACACAGTCTTTCGGAGACTCTAACCGAATGTCCCAAGAGGAAAGAATGAAAAAGTATTTTGCTTGTATTCTTCCACAAGGGCAATCTCAAGGACAACGTAGAGTACGTATCCTTCCTACACCCGATGGTTCTTCACCTTTCAAAGAGGTTTGGTATCACGAATTACAAGTGGGTGGTAAATGGCAAAAATTCTATGACCCAGGTAAAAATGACAACGAACGTTCACCTTTGAATGAGGTTCACGATGAGTTGATGTCTACTGGCAAGGAGTCAGACAAAGAATTGGCTAAACAATACAAATCTCGTAAATTTTACATCGTAAAGGTTATTGACCGTGATGCAGAAGATGAGGGTGTAAAGTTTTGGCGTTTTAAACACAATTACAAGAATGATGGTATTCTTGACAAAATCATTCCAATTTGGAGACAGAAAGGTGATGTAACTGATTCACAAAAAGGTAGAGACCTTATTGTACAGTTGGTTAAATCTAAAACTCCTGGTGGAAAAGATTACACAACAATCCAAACTATTATGCACGATGACCCAGCACCTCTTCACGAGACAGCTAAGGTTATGGAAGAGTGGTTGGCTGATGAGTTGACATGGAATGATGTTTACTCTAAGAAACCTGTAGAATATTTGGAAGCAATCTCTCGTGGTGAAGAACCTCGTTGGGATAGTGAGACAGGTAAATACTTGTATAGTGATTCAGGAGATATGATGATGGGTGGTTCTAAATCAGCACCTGCGGCTCCTGCTGACCCACAATTATTTGACGAACCTGCTGAGGACTTACCGTTCTAATAAAACAAAACATCATGTATGGTATCTTGTATGGTACCATACATGATTAATTTATAACACACATGGCAATCAAGAAAAACGATTTTAATTCAGTAAAGAAGAAATTCTCAACTTCGGCGAAGTATAAACCACAAAGATACTTTGACTTGGGTAAAGATTTCTTGGACGCTGTAGGACTACCAGGACCCGCCATAGGACACTTGAACATGTTCTTGGGTCACTCTGATACAGGTAAGACAACGGGTCTCGTAAAAGCGGCCGTATCGGCTCAGAAACAAAATATCCTTCCCGTGTTCATTATTACCGAACAGAAGTGGAGTTTTGAACACGCAAGACTTATGGGTTTTGATTGTGACGAAGTGGTTGACCCCGAAACAGGAGAGTTAGATTGGGATGGATTTTTCATTTTCAACAACAATTTCTCTTACATTGAACAAATCACAGATTATATTAATAGTTTGTTAGATGCTCAAGAAAAAGGTGAATTGGAATATGATTTATTGTTCCTTTGGGATTCAGTAGGTTCGGTTCCTTGTAAGATGACTTACGAAGGTAAAGGTGGTAAACAACACAACGCCGCGGTTCTTGCCGACAAAATTGGTATGGGTATTAACCAACGTATTTCAGGTTCTCGTAAATCTGACTCAAAATACGAAAACAGTTTGGTTATTGTTAACCAACCTTGGGTTGAACTTCCTGACAATCCATTCGGACAACCAAAGATTAAGGCAAAAGGTGGTGAAGCAATTTGGTTAAACTCATCTTTGGTATTCTTGTTTGGTAATCAAAAAGGTGCGGGAACAAACAAAATTTCTGCAACAAAAGACAAAAGAACTGTTAAGTTTGCAATCCGTACTAAAGTTTCTGTTATGAAAAACCACATCAATGGTTTGGGATATGAGGA